AGAACACTACTGTGACCTGTGCTGGGTTGATTATCTCCAGCGTCCCATGTCCATGCTACGTAGTCATCTCCGCTATTGTTTTCAGAACCATCGTTGCCAACAGAAAAACCATCTGAATCAAAAGATGTAAGTCCTCCAGTTTTGGTTTGCTCTGCTGCAGTTTGAGAAGAAGATAACATCTTTTGAGAACCACGAACTGTGTCGTAGAGTCTATGATGATTTGTGTCATCCCTGTTTTTAATCCAAACGAAATCAGGAGTAAATCCATACCCATCTATACTTTGCGAACCACCGTTGCCTGTGTACAACACTGTGTTCTGTAATTCAGCCTGTGTTGTTGGTTTCATCGGTAAATAGAAACCATTAGTACCGTGTGTGCCTGTGTACTCTTTAGCCTTCCAAGTACCGTTAGAATCAAACTCACCAAAGTCATCAGCAGTTAATTGCTGACCGTCAATAAAATGAGTTTCAGTAACGTAGCCATCCCACTGAGCAGCTCCTGTTGTTGCGCTTTGAGCAAATGTTTGAACAGCACTTGTCGTATTAAAAAACGTATCTAAGTTTTGAGAGGGATAACTAGCAGAGGTAAAGCTAGTGCTTAAAACTCCGTTGACATACAACTTAACTCGATTCGTGCTGGTGCTTTGAGTTGTGTCTACTGCTGCTACAAAATGATACCAACCCGAAAAATCTCGCTTTATTCCAGCCTCTCTTAAAATCCAAGTGATACTGTTACTGTTCTTTTGATAAATACCAAAACCTTGATTAAGGTTAATTGTTATGCCGGTAAAGTTGCCTGTACTAAATCTAGCGGATTGAAACCAAAAGTCATTGTTTAAAGAACCTAATTTAAACCAACCGCTATAGGTAAACGTTCTTTTATTTGTTTCAGTCGCATTAAATCTTTGTAAACTTGCAGACGCAGAATTACGAATTCTCAGACTATCTGTAATCTCATAGTCATCACCAGATGCACCAAAGCCGACAGGGAGCAAACTCATGCAAAGCTCCTGCTTACAGATACATAAGCATTGGTTCCGTTATCAAAGTAACTCAGCGTGTAGACACCAGCAGTCGAGATAGCTGTTAAGTCAGCAGCGTTAATCTTAGTTGTACCAGCAGCAGCAATAGCATGACCACCAGAGTTGTCTAACCAGACGAATCCACTTTGACCTGCTAAATGATTAGTAAATGTTAATGTGCCACCACCAGTCGGCGTGCAACTGAAGTTGTTACCTGCAGATAAATCAAAAGATAAATCGTTGTCTGTAACTACCGCACCTCTAGCATTGCCACTAACATCTATAGTGGCAGCAGGACTAGTCGTACCAATACCAACGTTACCGCTAGTATTAATACGCATGTACTCATCAGCAGTACCACCACCAAGACCTCTAAATATAAATGCCCCATTAGACGTTCCATATCTAGTGCTAAAAATGGTGTTGCCAGTTGATTGTTGTATTTCAGCGTAATAGTCTGAACCATCAGCGTCTTGGATTCTAACGGTTGGAGAACCTGTGCTAGAAACATGTAAGTTTCTACTAGGACTACTCGTCCCAATACCAACTCTGTTATTAGTAGAGTCAACAGCAAGTGTGTCTGTGTCTACTGTTAAACCATCAGAAACTACAGTACCTGTTACGTCAATGCCTGTTGCAGTGGTAGCGAGTTTAGAACCATTATCATGATAAAGTGTTACTGCACCATCTGTCGTAACTATGACACCCTGTTCACCAGTTGCACTTTGTAATCTAACAGTGTCTGATCCTCTGATATATAAGTTACCTGTTCCAGTGTCATCTATGTAACTATTGGCTCCGTTGTGATAAATCTGCAAGTCAGACCCAGCACCAAAAATAGCTTTTGAGTTATCCGCAAAAGTAATATCGTCTGCCGCCGAAACAGCTATATCTGTGCCACCGGTGGTGTTTCCGTTAGCTAATATCTCAGCAAGTGTATCTACGGTGCCAACCTGACTGTCTACATACGCTTTAATAGATTGTTGCGTAGCCAACGCAGTAGCGCTATCGGAAGACATATTGTCTTCATCAAGAACCGCTGTAACTGAGACAGAACCGAGACGAAGGCTATCAAAATAAGCATTGTTAAACACATTAGCGGCAACAGCACCAGTGCCGCCGCCATCGAAATAAACCACTGCAGTGGTTCCGGCAGGGACCTCGTAATCGTTTGACGCATTATACGTTCCTTGAAAAACTAAAATGCTTCTGCTTCCAGATAAATTATTTCTTATGTAAATAATTTTTTCAGCATCGTTAGGAGTAAGTTGAACAAAAGCGGTGCCGCCTAAGTCCCCTCCATCAGCAAAAATAACTAGACGGTTTCTACCATTAGAGGTAGCTCCGTTATTAATAGGTAAAAAATTAGGCGATCCCGAAGATCCGGTAGCGGCTAATGTAATGGATACTTGTCCATCTAAAGACGTGTCTAAAAGACTTAAATTGGTATTTGTAGTATCACCCCAGGTTCCCGATTGTTCCCCGGTGGCTATAAGTTCAATACCGTTATTAGTAGTATATGTACTGGGCATTTTTTACACCTTATGCGGCTATTTTTTCCCAATTAGGGGATTGAGACGGTTGTACCGTACTATAACTTGGATTTTGGTTTGGTACAATATTTCCCCAAACCAAGACGTTCCCCACAGCAGCAGTTGCAACTAAACCAGTAACGGATATTTCCGTACCACCTTGAGCAGTGACTGAACCTACAACGGATGTGGCGGAAACTCCGGTTGTAGTAACATCTGATGCGGCTGTTACTGTTACTGCGCCAACTGTCGAAGTAGCCGCTAACCCCGTAATTGGTATATTTGCTTCACCTATTACCGTCACAGTGCCTAAAGCGCTCTGTGCTTGCAAACCGGTAACATTAGCGCTTGCGTTAGCTGAAACGGTTACCGAGCCAACCGATGCGGTTAAACCCGTTAAAGCCGCATCTTCTCCCCAACCTGCGTTGCCCCAAGCAGAAGCTGAACTGTTCCAGCCAATGAACGAGACAACAGCGTTAGCCATTACGCAATCCTTATTATGGCATTACTTGCATCCGCTGTTGGAAAAACTACAGTAAAATCCCCTGTAGTAGAGGTTTTATCCGAACCAAAATCAAGAACAATAACCGCTGGATTAGTTAAAGAAATTGAAGTTGTATTAGGAGTGCTATTATAAATTAAAGCGCCCCTTGCCGTAATACTGGAAGAGCTCCACGTTTCGTCTGTAAAGTCTGTAAACGCGGTAGTGCCACTAACCGTGGGATCAACATTAGTCAAATTTTGACCCGCTGCCGTGTACCCCGTTCCACTCGTTTCATTACTTGTAGTATATGCTGTTGTAGACGCATTTAAAGTAGCGGAAGACGTGTAAAGTGCCATTTTAAATGTATCCGCTCCGTTTGCGAAGTCATGTGCTCCAAACATCAATTCCTTTTTAAAGGAAGTACACATGAAGTTACCTGAAAAAGCCATGTTAAATTCTCCTTGTTAATTCAGCTAAATCTTGATGTCCTGCATCAGACAAAGCGTTATAAATAGTGGTTCTATCACTTTTAATAGCTTCTCTCATGTAAAAAGATAGGACTTTAATTAAATGTTTCTTAAAAGCTCTTGCTTGGTCCCGTATTACAGGATTTGCTGTATCAGAAATAGATATAATCTTTTCTGCACAGCGTTCAGCTACTTCTTCCGGAGTAAAACCACGATTGCTTGTAGTTTTTACATCGACAGTAAAAGTAGGTGTAACATTTAAATCTAATGCAGGAATACTCATTGTTTAGCCCTAATAACCTTACCAACCCTATATTCATCGGTAACTTCTTTAGCTTCACCCAACATTTTCATTCCAACTAAAGCTTCACCAAAACGTTTTTCATACAAAGCTACTAAATCTTGCTCACCTTTCATATAAGTATACGCTTCTAGCAAGCTTCCATAAAGCATGGCTATTTGAGCATTTTCACTTAGCCACGTAGTTCCGCTATCCGCACCCGCCGTCAAACTAGCGGGACGATAAAAATAATGTAATTCAACCGTGCTGGCCGCATTAGGTGTCGGTCCGATTATAAAATGGTCTAAATCAAAAACAGCGTAATATCTTGGATTGCCCTCCGTAGCACCGTTAGGATTAAAACTTTGAATAAAATCGGCATCTTTAAATTCTAAAAAAACATGCTCACTATTTGAATTTACAAAAGATAATGAAAACGGGGCTAAAAAATCACTAGGCGCAGTCAAGTATTTGTTGGAAGCCGTAAATCCTCCAGAAACATTTTTTCGAAACAAGCTTAACTGAACGTTCTTTAATATTCGTTCTTCCGCTTGTTGAATAAAAATAGAAAGATTATTTACAAAGGAGGTCTCATCGTTTTCTGTGTAATCCTGTATTGCTTGTTTTAACTGAGAGTAAGTAAAACTCATGATGTTGTCACCGTAACCAAACCAACTTGACCAAAACCGGTAGCTGGTCTTAAATTTTCATTTTCTACAGTTGGAAGGCCCACATAAACATCCATAGGTTCTGTTCGGTCAGGTCTAGCATTTTGCAACGCTTGAGGATCGACCACCTTTCTAAAAGGACCTAACTGAGGGTGTTTTGGCTCATATTGATCCGGCCCTACCCGTAAACCATTCCACTCTGTCCGCATTACTTTGTAAGGATAGCGTAACCCCGACCTATCGCAAATGGCGTAAGAATCTTTACCTGAAGCAAATTTAGCCATTATCCGGACCGGTAGTAACTCATTTTAGGAACAACATTAAAGGAAGCTCTATCTCGATCCTCCTCAGCGGCCCTTTGAAACTCTTCTTCATATATTGTTTTTAGCATCGGAGTCATCTTAGGGTTTTTCTTTAAAGACAGGTAATACGCTAAACCCGCCGCTAAACAAGGGTAAAACCTAAAGGGCAAATCCATCGTGTTAGTAAAAGTGTCCGCATCATCCATCCGTGTCAAAGCATCATAATAAACGGTATACGAGGTCGAACTGTCCGGAACAGGCCACACTTTTAGGTTAGGGGTAAGCTGCCGATCTAAGAAAAACTGATTAGGTCTTCCCGAGGTAGTCTTGGTAGGTATCGTCAAGTATTCATCTCGGCTTAATCGCTCTAAAGAATAATCTGTCCCCGACACCCTAATAACAACCGATAACACGTCTATTACGTCTGCGGATAAATCGTATTCTCCGTCGTTAGTAACAAGCGTTAATGAGCGCTGCTTAATAGTCCACTGGTTTAGTCCACGGTTGGCCCAATCAGCAAGCATAAGATTAAGGGACCTTTTAGCGGTCTTTAAGTCGTAACCCGTCCTGACCTCTAAGCCACAACGCTCAAAAGCCTCTTCGATGTAATCGGCTACATCTAACTCAAAATCTTTGCTTCCTGAAGTAGCCATAATTAGGCGGCCTTAACTAATTTATACCCTTTTGCTTTAGCTTTTTCACGAAGCTCCGCAACGCTCATGCTGTTGGTAGCCTCGCCCCCTTTTTTCATTTTTTTAACCATACCGCCGCCGCGCATTTTTTTAACCATACCGCCGCCGCGCATTTTTTTAGGTGCCATCGCCATTTTTTAATCTCCTGTAAAGTTCTTCTCTACGTTTAAAAATATAAGAAGAGTTGTACGCCTCATCATAATTAGCATAATACCCGTTTTTCTTAATTTTGTATGCAGACTCCTGCAATTTAGACAGCCTCTGAATAAAAATTAAAGAGTACTCGACCTCCACCAAAGCTTCAAAATCTACCTCTTCTGCAAACTCTGCCGCTTCATCATCTGGATGAAACCCTACTACCCAAATGTCTTTATCAATAAAAAAACCTTTAGCAATAGCTCCGTTTAGTTCATCTAAATAATCATGAAACTCTTCTGAAGTTTTATCACTATTTAAATCTACCAATATAGCTAAATCAAATTTATCGTCAAAACAAGAAATAACCGAATATAGATCTTGGTACGTTTTTTCTTTTTTAAAAACTAAAGCAACTTTATCTTTCATCCACGCTTGTTTTGCATAAGGACAAGGAGGCAGACCGTTAAAAAATTTGCTAGGTTTTTCTAAAACATCTTTAGACCAAGCAATTATTTCTTCTGTTACTGCTTTTTCTAAAGGATCTCCTATAAACTCCAACCGCATAACTAACTAACTAACCGCGCCGCTGGTTAATTTTCTGCGTTCATTTAAAACCGCTCCACAACCTCTAGCAATAACAGCGCCACCATTTTCCATCTTTGTTACTTTAGCAGATGAAGTATTAGCTACAACTTGTTTTCCTTTAGCACCTTCTTTTTTCTTTTTTCTTGCAGTAGAGGCTCTTTGTTCTTTACTTAAACTTTTTGCTTTAGCTTTAGGAAGACAACGATCCGGATTTTTTTTGTTTTTTGACGTACCGCAAGCTCCGGCAATGTTACCGGAGCTATCTATACGAACCCATTCTTCATCTACCCAATCTTGTAACTTGCCCATTACTTGCCTTTTCTCTTTCCGCCTTTAGACTTCTTGGCGTAGTTGGGATCTTTGCAATATTTTGAAGCGGCCAAATTAGCATAGGCGCTGGGATAAGTATCAAATGTTCTTTTAGCCCAAGCTTTACCTTCCGGACAAATTTTACTGCCTTTTGACTTGCTAGATACGGCTCCGCCTTTTCTGTAGTAAGTAACTTCGCAAGGAGAAGACTTGGGACCTGTTTTTACTCTAGACCCCATTTTAACCCCACAATCGGTGAACCATTGGCGTAACAATAATTAAAACGACTAAAAACCACAATTTGTTGCTAAGACCTTTTAAATCTTCCTTTTGAGAATCTAGTCTTTCTTCAATGTTTTTGTACCGAAGATCACACTTCATCTCGTGGTGGGCTAGTTTGCTTAAAACTTCTTCTGGAGTTAAATGAGCCATATTTTTACCAAGCTTTGCACGACCAATATCTGGCGCTAAATTTATCTTTCGAGGTGTCACATTTATGTCTAGCTCTAAAACTTTTACGACGAGCAGGTTGATCTTTTTTAATAGACATATTTGGATCACCAAACCTTACTAATTTTATCTCACTTCCTTTTTTAGCAAGAACCGCGGACTTTTTGTTTGCACCCGGAGTCCTTTTAGGCTTATTAAACCCGGGAAAAGTTTCCCCCCGGTATTTAATTTTTCCGCTCGGAGTTCGAGTTACGTCTTTGGTTGTCGCCATATCTTAATTATAAAAAACAGTTATGGCCGTCAAGTTAGTAGCCACCGATATAAATATATCGTTAACTCTAATCCCGTTAGACGGAATATTAACCGAATGTGTGGTTGACGCATTAAAATCCAAATCAAGAACCGTAGCTCCGCCAGACCCGTCAGTAAGGGTAAGGCGGGGAGTACCTGCGGCGGTTTTTAACTGAATCTGTCGAATACGCGCAGGACCTACAGCAAGAGAACCTGTAGAGGTAACACGTTTTGAATTTACATCAGAATCAGACATTTAAGGCTCCTATTATGAATCGTCAGAAGACCCGGCAATTCCTATAAATTTGCAAACAATAACAGTATCGCTACCCGGATCTCCAGAGACGACTAGCTCAACTTCATCCGCAGTAGCGGTAGAGGCTGTAGTAGAACCGCCGGACATACCTAAAACACCGTTACAAGGAAAGAATCCTTTAAATCCGGTAGTATTTACGGCAACTGTAATCCCATCAACAAAACCATCCGTATCTGCGTCGGTACCTACGTCAACAAGATTTACGGCATTACTCGAAGCTGTAGTAACGGCAATTACCACACCCATCGGAATAAAATTAGAAGGTATCCCAATAGCGGCTTCTTTACCCGTGGTCGCACCATCAGCCACCGTAATTGTTGCGGTGTACTCTGAAAAAGTCATTGAGTTAGTTACGGCACCGGTGGTGCTGCTTTTAACAATAGTAGAAAAACCATTTTCGGACCGAACGGGTCCACTAAACGTTGTATTAGCCATTTTTTTCTCCTGTCTTGGCAAGTGTCAGTCGCACCATTGCAACTGTCAGGTTAGGTATAGCATACAAAAAATTAAACAAAAAAGAAAGGGATAGTTTTACCTATCCCTTCCATATCTTACAAAACAAGATTTATTCTTATTTTACAAGAGGTTATGCACCCGGTGTGCCGAATACACAACGCCAATCAGAAACACCAAAGCTGTAACGCTCTCGTGCTTTGAATCGCATGTTACCGGTATCAAAGTCTCCTTCCATTGCCGTTTTAATAGGCGAACGGTTGAAGTATTTGAAGCCGTTAGGTGCATCCGTCTTAATGAAGAAAGCATCGGTGTCCGTTAGGAAGTGGTTTACTACCGCTCCTTCAGGAAGCATTCCCATGCTCTTTGTTGCATTAAGATCGTTGTCCGCTGATCCGGGACGTAGGTTAGAGTTAATAACCCGTTCTGCGATGAATTGCAGTTCTTTAGGGATAATTAACTTTGTACCACGAACCGCAATCTTTAGACCACGTTCATCGGTAAGCCCTGCAATGTCAATAAGCATCTGCTCAAGCGAAGTTTCGTTGAGGTCTGCTGCTACTGACAACAAGTTACGCTGGTTCCCAGAAAGGCTTGGGTGAGCGGCGGAGCAAAGTGCTGCACCATCACCTACAGGGTTGGCTGTATTGAACGCATTGTTCAAGATAGAAGCCGCCTTGATTTGCTTTGTCTGGGCCATTGAACGTGCAAGAGCCTTTGTGTAACGCGAAGCAAGTCGATCATAAAGGTTGTCTTCGACAGCCTCTTCTGTAATCGAGAAAGCAAGCGCGATTGTGTCGTGTGTGTAACGAGCCGTAAATGTTTCCTGTGCATCGTCAAAACTAATGGCATTGCCTTCGTTTTTAACAGGTGCTGTAGAGAAACCGGCAAGCATTACTTCTTCTTCGAAAGCTCTGTCAGAAGACTCTTCTTCAAAGATTTCAGCATGCTCATTTTCGTAACGGTTGTATTCGAGCCCGAACAAGGCATTAAGGCCGGGTTCTAGCTCTTTCGCCAGTTGTGCGCGAGAAATAGCCATTATCTAACCCTCCTTAAATGCCGGTAGAATCCGCAGTGGTTTGTGAATCAAACCTACGGGTTCCGGCGTTGAAATGTGCGTTTAATCTAACTATAAGAGGAATACCAGCAGCGGTATAATCGCTGTTAGCCTCATCATCCATAATACCGACAACCCTAAGTGGCAGTGTCGCAGTACCTGCAATAGTAGAAACGCCTAAAGCACTATTAGAATTACCGGTATCGGTGCTTCCAGTTCGTGCAGAGGTACCCAGTGACGCATTTGCAAACACGGCAGCTAGTGCAGTTGCACGATCTGTCAATGAAGCATCTGAAGCCACTTTAAATAGCTGGTTTGGGTTATCTGCTACGAAGGCTTTAACTGGATAGTTAGTGTCTACGCTTACAGAGCCTGAACCGGGCCAGTAGTTAATCCATACAGGTTTTTTCTGTACAGAATCATGGTACTGAACGCCCATTAGGACACCCAATGCTTGCGTGGTTCCACCATTTGTGGCACCAGCTTGATCAATAACACCCGCTGCTAGAGGAACGCAGATGGAGTACTGAAAAATAGCATTAGTGTTGTTAGAAGCAATCTCATACTCAGTTACACCTGTTGAGTTTGCACCACTTCCAACGAGCCCAATAGGACGAAGACCATAGGCTGTTGTTGCATTTGCCATGATATTTTTCTCCTAAAAGAGCAGCCCTACTTATTTTTTCGGACCACCAAAAGTTACACGAGATTGACGATCAGGTTTATTAATCGTCATAGTCGAATGTGAGTTCTCACGCATCATGTCATGGTCTACCGCATCAATCTGATCTTGACTTCGTCTTCGGAAGTGTTCAGTTCTTTCTGCTACGGTTTCCAATGGCATTCGTGCAAGAATTAAACCACCCTGCCCAAAAACACCTGAATATTTACCTGATTCAACTACGGGACCTTCAAAATCAGGATATTCGTCTTTACGGACTAATTCCCAACCTTCCCTTAATTTCGAACTGACGTTTTTTTGATCATCAAATCCTCGCGTTTCCGCTCGAATCCAACGATGCGTATAACCGTCCGGTGCAGGTGGTGCATCTAATACAGAGGGGGGAGCCCAAGGTTTACGCACGGCTTGTTTCTCCCTAGTTTTATTAGCGCGAGGGGCTCTGTCGATCTTAGTTTGTTCTGTCATCTCTATTACTCCTTCACGTATTTCGCGTATTCTTCAAGTGGCACACCCAATTTTTTCGCTATTGCGACTTGGCTCGGGGTGAGACGAACCTTTCTCCCACTGCGCCCAGTTGTTGCGGTTCTTGAGGCAGAAGCAACCGTCTGAGCGGGACGTTTGTTCGAGCCTTTCAACTTATGAGGAAATTCCTCCATCATCCGTCGATCAAGTTCAGTATAGTACTCATCACTTTGCGGGTCAAACTTTTCATCTTCTATCAATTTCTTATGTATGCCAAAAACCGCATACGTCATAGCTTGATCATCCCCAAACCATTTATTTTTAAGGGCCCAATCCTCTGCTTTAGGATCGGGTCTCCGGGCTTGTTGCGGGGCTTGTTGCGGGGCTTGTTGCGGAGCCTGTGGCGTTTGTTGTGCTTGTTCTGCATATTGAGCCTGTTGAGCCTTAGCTTGCTCCGCCCTATCTGCTTGAATAGCCAATGTTGTTATTTTTCGCTGTGCTTCTACGGCAGATTTAGTATCTCCTAACTCCATAGCCCTAGAAAGTTCAGCCTCCGCTTGATCCATTTGAGCGCCTACGCGAGTGCTAAACTCAGACACATAACTAGTGTCTAAGTTGTTCATGCGTTCTTTAATCTGAGAAGATTCATTTTGAACCTGACGAGCATAATTAATAGCTTCTTGCTCACGGCGCTCGGCTTCTCTCATCTTTTTAGTAAGACGATCAATTCTTTTTTGTGTAGAAGACTCTGCTTTTTTAAACTGGTCCTCCCCAGAATCTTCATTGTCCGCCTGTAACGTAGAATCCTTATCCGTTTCTTCTACAGAAATAACCTCTACTTCCGTATCCGGTTCTGTTTCTACCTCGTAATTATCTTGTGTTTCGGCCATTATTTATTCCTTATAAGTGGTGAATGTCTTCAGGATCTAGAATAGAAGCTAGAATTTCATCATCATTAAGAATTCTTACTTCTCCCCCGTCTATTTGAAATCGAGATCCAGCGTAACGAGCAAACATTACCCACTGCTTCTCTTGGCACCAAGGCCCAGACGGAAATTTTTCGGTATCTTTATAGGCTAAAGGCCCTAGTTTTAAAACGTATCCTACTTGAGTAGAGATCTGTTTTTTATCTTGAACCTCATCCGGAAGGAAAATACCGCTGTCCGTTTTAGTTTTACCCTTGTAAGGAAGAATTAATACCCGCCAACCGGTAGGTTGCGGTAATCGCTCCAGCAAAGAAGCGCTTATTAATTCAGGATTTAATATTGGCTTGTCTACATATGCTTCCGCCAAATTAGGTTTTTCTTCTTTTACTTTTTCAGTCATCAGATTGCTCCTGTTTTTCTAGCAGGCCCTTGAGTTCCTGTTCAACGTGATTTAAGGAATCCATGTTTCCCATAAGTTCACGATATTGTTCCATTGATTTGACGTTCCCGTATTGCAATAAATCTATGATTGCGGCCCGTCTATCACGAATAATTCTAAAAACAGCTTCCGCTACATATATCTCATCCATCTCTCCTCGCATATAGTCTAATAAAATCGTAGATTATCTTATCATATCCTATACAGCAAAAGCTAGTTTTTATGCAAGTTCAAAATGAGGAGCATCTATAAAGGGTCGTCTACCCTGTGATCTTCTTAAATCAATGTATTCATTCATCAAAGATTCTGCCGAACCTTCCGAATCAGTTAAGTTCTTATGCCACGCTGCTCCCCATCGAAGTGTGACCTGAAGCTCTTTAGCAGCTTGCCGCATAGCGTCCGCAACATCATCGTATACTTTTAACTCCCAGCTAACTCTAGGGCCTATATACGCTACTAAATCAACCGCGCTTCCTTCGAGATGTTTGCTTTTAAGCGTTTGACTAGCCCCTTTTTCAACTAATTCTTTTTGTCGGCTTAAAGTTCTAAGACCTTCTGAAACACCAAAATCAATGGCGGTTAGGTCTATGGCTCTTTTTACAACGCTAACCAGTTCTGTGTCTACACCCTCTAAACGACGAAGACTTCTGCTAGACAGTTTAAAAGTCATCGCCCTTGACCCCTGTATTTTTTAAAACTAATCTTAGCCTGTTTACTTCGGGGCCTTGAATTAATGGAACTGCCTATAGATGTTTTCTTTTTAATTCTGTTTAAAGGAGCAATATCTAATTTAAGTTTTGCCATTACTTAGCCACATGTTTATATTTTTCAAAACTGCGGAGTCCACCTAAGCCCAGCATACCCATCAACACAGTCATTAACTGCCCCATGTCGAACTCAGGTAAAGCAGGGATCTCCATACCGTAGGCAGCAACGACAAAAATAGCCAGAGGCTGAATGACAAAATGATAAGCAAAGGCAGTGCCGCATACCCAACCCACAAAAGGTCTCCAGCCACCTTTCCAAACAGAGCCACTAGCTGCTTCCGCTTTGTTGACTTCAACTTGTGCGAGAGCGAGTTCTTGCGCGTGCCTGTCCGCCATCGTTGAAATCTCATGTGCTAGTGCTGCTTTCTGATCTTTATCTTCAACAAACTTGTCTAAAAGCCCTGTTACAGGACCAATAAGTGCATTAAGTAAAGCCATTTACCCCCCGTATCAGTCGCATTTACAAATATTAATTCCAAACTTAGAAAGAATCCAAATAACAAATTGTTTGACCTTGGAATAACACCAAATAATTAATTCTTGAACAACTTCTACAGACCAAATTAAAAGGTCTAAAAATTTTTGTACGACTCTTTCCAACATGTTGAAAGACATAAGAATCTCCTTAAAAACTAACAACCGTTAAATTTTGTACCTTTGATCGCGGCTCCCGCTCCACGCATAGTCATACGCTTTACAGTGTCCCCGGCCATCGGGGCATCCGCAGTTTTTCCATAAGGAATACGACCTTGATCTTTAATGTCTGCATACTCTACCGCTTTTGGCGAATTTTTTGGGGCCGAGCCCGTGTATTTTACTTTTGATTTCATGCTGGTCTCCTAAACATATTTATTTTCCTCTTTCCTCTAACAATTTAACCCGAACTTTCAAGTCATGTATATGATAAAGTATTTCTTCTTTCAGTTCTTGCCTTGCAAAGGCATTTCCGGGGCTTGGAACAATGATTCCTTGAGGGCTAATCAATTGCATTTGATTGGCGCGAATTAACTGAATGTCTGATGTGATCTCGCCAATGCTAGAAATGACCCACCACATCGCCGCCAGTAGAACTGGAACTAAGCTTGCCAGCGCTTTGGATAAGTCAAAGTTTTTCATTTCATACGATTAATCATATCAAACAAGGTTTTTACTTTCTCTTCCAAGCTTTTAACCCTTGCTGTAATTTCAGCACGAAAAGCAACCGCGATAGCCGCAACAGCTATTAAACCCGACACAATTGGCCAAATATCCATAAAGTCATTCATCGCTAAGACCTTTGTTTAAGTAACTCACGCTCCATAGCCGATTGTATTCTAGCCGCAGTTTGAGATTCCTGTGATTGGAGCCTTTGCTGGAACTGAGATTTTCTGGCTTGAAGGGCTTGAGCATCCAAATTAAGTTTCTGAGAGTCCAACTGAGCATCATTCTGTTCAGCTTGGGCTTTAAGTTGCAACTCAGCTTCTTTAAGTTTTACCAGTGGATCAGGTTTCCCCGCTCCGGACAATTGTCCTGAAACTTGCTTAACCTGTTGCATACCCTCCGCGACAAACTGCGCTACCAATTGTTCCATTTGTAGCATTTCGTCTTCGGGCGATAATTGCGCCGACGGTTGTTGTGAAAGAGTAGCCATCGCTTGTTCTTGCGCCGCAATCTTTACATGTTCCATCACATGTTTTTGTAAAGACATAGCAACCGGAGGTAAAGAGGATACCATTGGGCTAGATCCAAAAACTAAGTGTGCCGTAATGTGCGCTTGATGGTTCTGTCCATCAAAAGCTTTAAGCGGCAACATGTCTAAAGAATCAATATTTTCTTGTGCGGGGTCTATAGGTCTTGGTTCTTCTTCCGGTACAGACTTCATAATTCGATCCGTATCGGTAACGCCTAAAGCTTCATACATGTCACGATAAACCTCGTGCATATTGTGTAATTCCGGTGCAGCACCCGCCAATTGTAGTTTTGTTTGCGCTAGTACGATACGTTGCGCCTGACTGAATACGTTAGGGTTACTTACCGGAATCACATCTACTCTATCATCAAAATCCGAACGCATCACGCTTGCATCTGCGCCTTCAACAGAGTATGGGTATTCTTGCGGTAAACTCTCGCTCATCACACGAGACAAAATCTTAAACTCCTGCCGCATACCATAGTGCAAACGTTTATGCACCGCGCTCATCACACGGGAGCCTTGCTCCAACATCGCAATCGTAGTGCCTACCGCAGCATTTTGATTGCCGTCCCCTATCTTCATATCGGTAATAGTGGCAAATCTCTGACCCGCTTGAACAACAAAACCTAAAAGTTGAAACAACGTCTGATCAGGACCCTTAAACGGTAAAGGCATAAGGGAGTCACGGATGGCACCGCCGGGAGCATCCACATCCCTAAACTCACCGGGCTGAAGTGGATCGTCATCGTCTCTGATACGAAGTCCTCTGGCTTTAAAACCAGCCGGCAGATTGGACAAAGTACCTGCATCGATTAATTGCCTCAACGCAGCAGTAGCCGTCCGTGACAAACCGCCAATGGTATGTATCAAGCCGAGTCCATAGAAACCAAAGCCGGGTAAAAACTTAAAGTGAGTAAAGTATTGAATCTTTTTCTTTAACTCATCTTCTTCCGAATAGTTTCTTCTAATAGATAAAACTTGACCATTGTCCTCAGAGATCGTAACAATGTAAGGAATCTTAATACCCGTAGGTTCCCCGTCATCACCCCGTTCCTCATAACCCTCTAGATCTAAATCTACGTGGCACTCAAGCAACGTACAATCATAATCAATCTGCGAAGGCTCTACGCCCTCGATTTTATTTAATTCTTCCGTCACGCCACTAATATCGGACTGACCTGGAATAACATCAATATCCCGATAAAAACCAGCGATCTGTTTTTTTCTCAAGTCATTAAGACTCATTCTAAAAACTTGCGTAATGTTTGGACACGTATCCAAATCAGCCGTCTCATACGGAACAACTAGATTCTCCGCTGGGACAAACTTGGATACCGCACGACCCATCGTCTCATCATAGTAAGTCTTCTTAAAGGTCGAACCCGCCAATGGCAAATAGAACAACATCTGGTCCATGTCCGGCGTGTAATCTTCCATCACATTAGTGACGTAGTAATTCATAAAGCTCTTTACACGACGCGCTTGACTAACTTTTTCCCGCGTCTCTTTGCCCATCACAACAGTGCGAACAGGACCACCCGCGGGTAGTAATTCGTTAAACGCTTGCGCCTGAAATTGTGTCGCAGCTTCGGCTAGTAAAGGATGCGTCACGGACGACGCGCCTTGGAACGGTTGCGTTCGCTCCTCGTAATTAAACCCAAGAAGCTCTAGACCGTTGGCATACGCCTCTTCCCATTCTTGACGACTCGCTTTGTTCGCATCAAACTCTCCCAGTAACTCGCTGGCAATGCGTTGTAATTCTCGGTCTGGAATATCCTCAGCAAGATTATCGTAAAAATCACCACCGCCTTCACGCTCATCCATTGGTTCAAAATCAATTGTAACGCCCCCATCGTCGTCTTGTTCAATCTCAATTTGTCCAACGTCTTCTGCTTCAATCATCGCTTGGACCGTGTTCCGTGAGCCGGGGAGCTCTAGCTCTAGTTCGGCATCCAAATCCGCTTCATCAAGTTGCGAAGGAATCGCATTTTCCATGAAGGTTCCAAAACCTTTTGTAGCTTTCGCCATATTCGATCCTTTAGGTGGTATTCGCGCAATCGTACTATATTAGTAATATACCCGTACTCTAGCAGAAGTTTCATCATTTTCCCAACTATCAGTCGGTAATTGAACAAAATTTCCTTGACGATACCGCATTAATGCCTGTGTCATACTATCGACCAAGTCGTCATATTCGCCATTTGGAAAGGCCGCGACCTCTTCAATTAACTCGTCCGCGAATACTTCGTCGGGGACCCAGACCATTCCCGCCTCAAATAACGGCGAAACGCTATGTACCCGCGACACTTTGTCGTTACCTTTACTCGGCGTGAAGTTTACAACCGGTATACCCATGTTCCGTAGCTCGTGGGTCAAGGGCAAACCACTCGCCTTCGCCTCCACAATGACGGTGTCGGGGTCCCAAAAATTATAATTCTCCAAAGCCACTTCTTTTAGCTCCGGAAAGTCCCATCGACCCTTCTTGCTGTCCAAAAGTATGAGCCCCGGCTGCCCCGATTCGTTAGGATAAAACACGCCCCACGTCGTAATAGCCGAAAAATCCGACGTTTCGCGCTTGGTAAACGCCGTATCATAACTCTGAATCACATATTGTAGGCTAGGAACCGTGGGTTTTTCCCATTTTTTCCACCATTCGCGTGGAATGATCGCGTTTTCCTCACCCGTCGGGTTCTGCTGGTACTGCGCGTTCCATTTGCTAGGAGGAATCGACGCTTTGACAGAAGTCAGATCCTCCAAACTCCAATACTCCGGCCAACACGGCTTACCATCTTCAAATATAGCCGGTAATTCCACGACTTCCCACTGATCGGCCAACGGATCTTTAGCCATCGCCCTTAATAACTGACCCGTCATGTCTTTCTCCGACCACCGAGTCTGCACCAACACAATACTCCCACCCGGCTGGAGCCTCTGACGGGGGCCCCCTGTGTACCAATCCCACGCATCATCAAATCCACTGACACTCATCGCCGTTTGCTCCGAGTGCGGATCGTCAATAATCACCAAATCGCCACCACGACCCGCCAGATTAGAACCTACACCCACCGCATAGTACATTCCACCCTTGCTCGTGTCCCAACGGCCCGAAGCCTTACTGTCCGCGGCCAACTGTACCGCCGGAAAAATCTCCTTGTACTCGTCGCTATCAATCAAATTCTTCGTCTTACGTCCAAAGTTAACCGCCAACTCCGTCGTGTGCGTCGCTTGAATAATCTTCATCTTCGGGTTCCGGCCCATCATCCAAGCAGGAAACAAATACGACGCAAACTCAGACTTCGTGTGCCGCGGGGCCATGTTAATGATCAATCGCTTTAACTCACCCTTGGCCACCCGCTCCAACTTGTCTGCAATAATCTTATGGTGCCGACCCGCAATAAAGTCCGGCCAGACAGTACGAACAAATCCAATAAAATTATTTTGTGAGAACTCGTTCTTCTCCAATTGAGCTAATCGCAAGCGAAGTTTTAGCTCCCGATCATTAACGTTTACATCCACATCCATCGGGGGACCCTGTAAAAATTATAAAAAACGCCTATGCCAAACGCCTATTCCAAACGCCTATGTTTCACGTGAAACAATTAAATCCAATATCCTGTCCCAATCGGCCTTGCCATCAGAACGATACACCGGCTCAACCTTCAACCCGTCAAACTTTAAATCCATCGCCTCCGAACCCGGATACAACGATATCGACTCCGGTGTGGGAGCCTTGGTCCGTGTGCCACGGTCCGCGATCCGCAGGACAAGAACCCATGTACTCGCATGCTTGTGCCGACTCAACCACGAGACCTGATGCGGCCTCAAATCCACCGCATTGGTCGTGGACGCTTTTAATTCAACAAAGTGAAAGCCTCCCGACTCGTCGCACAACACCACATCCGGCACACCGGGCATGGCCCACGTTTCAAGCCTCGTGTGTTCTATCTTCTTCTTGCTCTTCTCCAAGGCTGTCTTCATCGTTTTCCAAAGACCGCTCTCCCTCTTCAGGGCTGTCCTCGGAATCTGCTTCTCGTTCTGGAGTAACATCAATCGTGATCGGGGCATAACCTTCCTTTATCTCGTCTAGGGCTTTCAATACATCTTCTTTAGACATCGAATCAATAGAACCATGTCTGATCTCAGATTTGTTGATATATATGTCTCCGTGGGCCTGACCACGTCGGTACTCAGCCTGCACGGCAGCAGAATACGCCCCGTTGTCCAAGGCTCGATCCCGGATAACCTGTAGATCCCTTATATGTCGCTTATAGTCAATCCCATACTTGTGATCAAGCTCGTCCCGATAAGCCTTAATCTGCTTAACCACATGTGGGCAAATAGCAGGATTTGTCAATTCATAAGCCCTCTGGTGCGCCGATCCTGTCGAATATCCCGCATTGATTGCGGCTTGACGCAACGTTATCTGTCCATCCTTAGTCACCAACTCTTTGACAAACAATTCCTGCTTTCGGGTCAAGGGTTGCTCTTTTAGGGCCCTGCTTCGCGGCCCAAGGGCTCGGATCGTCTTTTCCTTGATCTTTGCTTCCTGTTTATTCTCTCGCTTCTTGACTACTTTGTTGTAAGCCTTGAGGGCTTCTTTCAGATCGCTGGTTGTGGGCATTGTGTTCTCTGTAAAGGGGTATGGGAATATATGCGCTAAATTATAAAATTTATAAAATTTTTTTGCAAGTAAAACATGATATCTATTTTCATACAAATATTTGTGAGAAACATGGTCCTTGCACCCGTCCCCGCGACATGGGATCGCGATTTTTGTGCACTGCAACACAAATCACGGAAATCGACCGGATGACCCGATAAACAGGGGCCCCGAGCGATTGTGCAACGCACCCACGCACCAGGCGTTCGGCTGCTTAAAAGTGCTGCCGAAAATCTGCCGAAAATCTGCCTAGGATAACGCCGAAAACGACAAAAAAAACACGGCACACGGGCCGCGATTCACGAAACACGGGCCGCCGTACGTTTAGGACGACCCACGGCCCCACGGGCCGGCCTTGATTCACTGAGGGAAGCTGAGGGAAGCTGAGGGAAGCTGAGGGAAGCTGAGG